CAAATTTTAATAGATAAAATAAAACAAATAATAACGGAAAATGAAAACAACTAAAGAATTAATTATTGCAGATATTACTGCAAAAGTAGAAGCGAAGTTAGCAAGTCAAAAAGTAGAATTAAGTTTAGTTGACGATTTAAACAAAGTTATTTCTTCATATACAAAATCGAACGCAAATTATCAAATTGCATTTAACGAACTTAAACAATTAGACGATAAATTTATAGCTTTAAAAACAAAAGCTCGAGAATTTTTTGCCTTTGATAAAAAAACATATTCTGAAGCACAAAAAGTAATTGAAAATATAACAAAACAAGCAAAAGATTTAGGCATAGACCCAAATAGTATTAAAGGGTTAAAAGATTTATACCAAAAAATTGACGATGGTAGTAGAAGTTATAAAACTTACGAAGCAATAGAAAAGTATTAATTTTAATAAATGGCGAAGCAAACTAACGTTAAAATTCATCTTAAAAAACCAAAAGTTAAACGTGCAGGAGTTCACGCAAAAACACGAAATAGTAAATTAAAGTCAAGTAAAAATTATACAAAAACTTATACACGACAAGGACGTTAAGTTTAAAAATACAACAAATAATAAACAATTAAATTATAGATATATGAACACACTACAAAACGTTTACGATAGGTTGTCCGATAAAACGGAGTTAGCAAAACACGAAGTTAATTTAGGAACTATCGAAGAAATTGCATTAGCATTTAAACAAATAAATGGAGTTAATGATAACTTTAATAAATTAGATGCTATTGTTCAAAAGAATTTTCTTACGCTCAATAACGCTTACAAACAAATAGTAAGTAATAAAGATTATGAGAAAAGAACTATTTCAAATTTAGATAAATTACAAGCGACATTAATAAAATTATCTAAAGATTTAGGAATTGATTACAAACAAATTCCTTCATATAAGCAATTAATGGAATGTTATAGTCTTGCAAATCAAGTTAACGACTCAATTGTAAACTCAATGGATGCAGTAAAATCTCTTGGTAAATAATTAATAAAAACAAACAAAACACGAAATATGAAAACAAGCGTAATTAATCAAATCAAAACTTTACTCGGAATGGAAGTAAAATTAGAAACAATTAAATTAATAGACGGAATAACAATTTTTGAAGCAGACACTTTTGAAACTGACAAAGAAGTTTTTATTGTAACTGAAGACGAACAAAAAATTCCTGTTCCGATTGGAGAATACGAATTAGAAGACGGACGTATTTTAGTTGTAGAAGTTGAAGGAATTATTTTAGAAATAAAAGAAGTTGCAACTGAAGAAGAAGTTGTTGAAGAAGCTCCAGCAGTAGAAGAAGAAGTTGAAGCACAAGCAACACCAACAGCAAAGAAGACAGTTGAAAGCATAGTTAAAGAAACATTCTTTGCAGAAATAGAAAAATTAACACAAGAAAATATAGAGTTAAAAGCACAAATCGAATTACTATCTAAAGTTAACGAAGTTACAAACGAAGTAACCGAACTTTCAGACATCACGCCAATTTCTTTTAACCCTGAAAACACGAATGAAGTTGAACATTTTCAATATGGTTCAAAGAGACCACGTTCAATTATGGATTCAATTATAGAAAAAATAAACAATTAATATTAACAATTTAAAAAATTAAAAAATGCCAAATCCAGTAACATCCGGTACAACTTACGCAGGTCAATTTGCCGGTAAGTATATCGCAGCAGCTTTATTAAGCGCACCAACATTAGAGCAAGGTGGAGTAACAATACTTCCAAACGTTGCTTACAAACAAGTAATACAAAAAGCAGCTACAGGAAACATAGTAGCAAACGCAACTTGTGATTTCACAGCTTCAGGAACTTTAACACTTACAGAACGAGTTTTAACAACAGAAGAATTTCAAGTAAACATCCAATTGTGTAAAGCAGACTTACAACAAACTTGGCAAGTAGCAGAAATGGGTTATTCATCTTTTTCTAAACTTCCGAAGTCTTTTGAAGATTTCGTTATTGCACACGTTTCAGCAAAAGTTGCTGCTAAATTAGAAACTACAATCTGGGCAGGAGCAACAGCAACAGCAGGTGAGTTTGACGGTTTCAAAACTTTGATGTTAGCAGACGCAGACGTTATTGACGTTTCATCTCCATTGACAACAACTTTAGACGCAACAAACGTAATTGGCGAAATTGGAAGAACTGTAGATTTAATTCCAGCAGCACTTTACGGTAACGAAGGATTACGTTTATATCTTTCACAAAAAATCGTTAAATTGTACGTTCGTGCATTAGGTGGTTTTGCTGCTTCAGGTTTAGGCGCAAACGGAACAAACACACAGGGAACACAATGGTACACAAACGGTTCACTATCGTTTGACGGAATTCCAATCTTTATGGCTAACGGTCTTGGTCAATACAATATGATTGCAACAACTGTAGATAATTTATTTTTTGGTTGCGGTTTATTGAACGACAAAAACGTTGTTAAAGTAATTGATATGGCAGACCTTGACGGTTCACAAAATGTACGTGTAGTTATGCGTTACAATGGAGCGGTTCAACACGGTATCGGTACAGACGTAGTGCTTTACGGAGTATAACATTAAATAAAAAGCGTAGGTAACTGCGCTTTATTTTATTCACATTAAAAAACAAAAAACGAAATGGCTTGTTTATTAACACACGGTCGCGAAGAAGTTTGTAAAGAGTTTGTAGGCGGTATTAAGTCAATTTACTTTATTAACTACGGAAATATAGGTGCAATTACTTATAATGTAGCAGTAGATTTAGAAGACGAAATTGATACTATCGCAGGAGTTACAACACTTTTTAAATACGATTTAAAAGGCGCAAATTCTTTTGAGCAAACAGTTACAAGTTCAAGGGAAAACGGAACTACATTTGTAGAGCAAACTTTGACTTTTACAATTAAAGGTTTAGATGCAACGACTACTAAACAAATGAAATTACTTGCTTGGGGTAGACCACACGTTGTAATTAAGACTAACAGTAACAATTTCTTTATTGCTGGACTTAATCACGGAATGGACGTAACTACAGGACTAATTTCAAATGGTACTGCAATGGGTGACTTGAACGGTTACACAATGACACTTGTAGGACAAGAAGCAATTCCTGCAAATCATTTGTCGGTTACTTCACCTTACACAGATGCTTTATTGGTTAGTAGCTGTTTCACAGGAGCAACAGTTGACCCTAACTAAAATTAAAAAAATTATTTTTAAAGCCGTTCGTAAGTTCGGCTTTTTTTTTGTCTTAAAAATTGAACAAAAACACGAATATTTAATTATACTAATATGATAGTATTAACACCTTCAGGAAGTCCGCAGACGTTTAGTTTTATTCCACGTGACAACACGTTTAACGTTATGGAATTAACAGACGAACAAACAAACGTAACAACAGCAGTAGCAATTACTTCAAGAACGGTAGGCGATTATATTTATACAATAACAGCAACCTTTGGATTAATAGAAGGACACACTTACACTTTAGTTTTAAGGGTAGGTACTAACATAATTTACAAGGACAGAATATTTTGCACGGCACAAAGTTTAGTTACATTTTCGGTTAACAATAATCAATATGTTTCTAATTCAACCACTAACGATTTTATAGTTTATGAATAATTTACACGTTTTAAATTTGTCGGCTTATACGTCGCCAGTAGTATCGGAAACAAACCGAGAAAATTGGGTTGACTTTTTAACCGAAGACGGAGCGCAATACTTTCAATTCTTAATTGAACGATATAGCAATTCAACAACAAATAACGCTATTATAAACAACGTAGCACGATTAATTTACGGAAAAGGTTTAAGTGCATTAGACGCTAACAAAAAGCCGAATGAGTACGCACAAATGATGTCTTTATTTCACAAAGAAGACGTGCGTAAAATGGTTTTGGATAGAAAAATGTTCGGACAATTTGCAGTTCAAGTACACTATAACGACAAGCACGACAAAATATTAAAGGCTTACCATATACCAGTTAATTTATTAAGGGCTGAAAAATGCGATAAAGACGGAAATATAACAGGTTACTACTATTCGGACAATTGGGACGACACAAAAAAATATGCACCGATTAGATTTAACGCTTTTGGTTATTCAAAAGACAAAATAGAAATTTTATTTTCTAAACCTTATTCGGTTGGAATGAAATATTACGCTTATCCTGACTATCAAGGGGCGTTAC